TGTTGAGTCATTCGGATTATAAACATAACTTGCATTGGTTAATGCCACGCGAATTTCATCAGTATTAAAGTCTATATAATCGTTCACATTATCTTCGACCATTTTCTCTTGAACAAATGAGATATATGGATTGATGCGATTAGCCGATAATACAGAATATAAGTTTGTTGCAAATGTCAATACATTATTTACAGCCACTGGGTCTGACGCTAAGAAACCATCACCTGTGGTTACTACTCGATAATCATATGCAGTTTCTGGGATCAGTGGATTTGCGCTACCACTTTCATCCCAGAAGTTATTATCACTGGTTGATCCTACTACAGAAAATGTGTTAGCATCTTTTAACGAACGCTCGACACGATATACAAAAAATCCACCCAGATTGTCCCAGATAAGATTGATGTAGTTTGCTGATACGTTACCCGCTTTTAGACCAGTAATTTGTGGAGCCTTTACCATTATGAAATTCCCTCAAGTGTTATTGTTGTATACTCAGGTCGCAAGTCATTTTCAAAAGCGATTAATTGACCATCACTAGTATATATATCCGATTCAGTTGGTATCATATTTAGGCGTATTGTTGTATCACCAAAGCTGTTTATCTGATTAGTTACTAGTATAGATGATATGTCATATACCAATGCACCTGTTAAATAATCTACCGTACCAACCTCATACCATGTTACGTTACCGGCTGATTCATATGCACTGTTATTGAATTTCGTATTGTCAGTATATTCTACTGCGCTTGTTGCCAATACATCATTAGTATGGAATGGACCTAGAATGACTTTTGAATCATCTGTACTCAATAGGTATAAATTGATAGCATCGGCATTTCCTTGACCAGTGAATGGTATGGCACTTGATACCAATGCACGTAAGGCTAATGGATTACTAAATGCAATCACCCCATCAGAATCAATCCAATCACCATTTTCTTTAACTAATTTTATAGTAGCAGAACTACCCAATATCGCTGGGTTAGAATTATCGAGGTGAAAACTCTTATCGAATTCCTCAACACCAGCAGAATAATATGCGTCTATTGCAGTGATAATTGTTGACTCTAAGCTACCCTCATTTAGCCTTAGCTGATCAATACGGTAATCCACTTCGATACTATGCTCAATGAACATATAATCTGGGTCAACAACTAATGCTTGTATGGTTAGAATGTTATATTTTGTTAGGTACTTTTGAATACTCAGCTTTACATCTTGTGGCAAAGTTAATCCATCGGAGGGCTTTATTGATATGAATGCAAAACCGGGCTTTCTTTCATCACCCCACGCAAGAATGGATGCAATATAACTACCATATTCTTGTAGCACCAACACCTCATAATCATCAGGAGTAACCGCACGATTCTGGGTCAATCTCATTTTAGGCGCTAGACTTTTAATACGTTCGTTAGTTTCTCTATCAGCACCACTTCTAGCAGATACATTTGTATTATTAATAACGACCGTAACCTGTGGGCTAGTAGCACCTGTAAATGTAAAATCAGTTGCACCGTTACCATCACCACCTTTGCATGATAGATATTCTACTTTGATCACATCATTATTAATTGGCTTCAATCCACCCACATAACGATCAATATCTTCTTGACCAACTCTGGTTTCTATTTCACCCTCGCCAAAGTATATTTCACTAAAGCCGTCAATAGTCTCTCTAGTATAAAATACAGTGTCCGTTGAATTGACCCTAGCGGCATTCTCAGACTCTTTATATTCTACATCGTTAACGGTTAACCTAATACGCTTTCGATTGATACTGGTGTCTTTGATTAGCAATCTGGTGGTATTATCTGACCATGTAAACTGCTTGAATCGTATTTCACCTTGAACAACCAAAACATCATCAATAAAACTACTCGCCGCTATAAAACTACTCGCATCCCAGTTGACAAAATTAAACGTTTGACCATCTGGACGCACACCCTCAAATGTAGAGTAGCGATTTAATACAGCACCAGACGATAACGTTAAGTTTAATGTTGCCTTAGATGATATTCTACCAGTTGGCTTATAACCTAAGTCTTGAGCTTTCAGTACGATTGAGTTTCTATTCTGCGCTGTGGATTGAAATGACTCATTTAGTGCGGCGTTAGCATATGCTTGAGCATACAATGTATTATACGCCAAGACATCCATTAGGTTATTTAAACGCGATCCAAAGAAGTCATAGTCAGCAAATTGTGGATTAGCTTTCATCCGATCAATTAGGTCTTGCTTAATCGATGCAAATGTACTCGCGTCTACTTTAAAATTACTCATATATTTTTACTTCCTTAAATTTGCATTGTTAAGTTTCTATTAACATTCGTATCGGTTACTATTCGATATGCTATGTTGATAGTAAATCTATTGTTATCTATATCATCCACAACCTCGACATTATTCAATATCACTCTAGGTTCAAAGTTTTGAATAACCTCTTTGATAGCGCGCTCAATTACATATGCGGTAGCACCGGAATAGTTTTCAAATAATGATGATTTGACATCACTACCGATAAATGGTAGGAACGGTCGCTCACCCTTGGACGTTAATACCAATGAGCGCATAGAATTACGAACAGATTGATCGTCAACGTCCTCAATTACGTCATTGGTTACTGGGTTTCTCCCAAATAAATCATCTATATCTGAAAACATTATTACCTCTTTTATGAATTAGGATCTGGTTTTGGTACATTACCGCCGCCATGCGTATGACTTGATAGACCAACCTTAACACCACCCTCTTTAGCAGTGACTTCAGTTGTACCAACAACAGTGGATGCTTTTACCTCACCGCTTGCTGTTATATTACCTGTGACTATTACGTTACCCTCTAGGTTTATATTACCTTGCCAATCGGTTGTCGGAATAGTGATAGTCGCGTTCGTACTTATATTTATATTCAAATTTTCGGCTTTGATAGATTTTTCACCAGTAATTGTTTCACTAGAATCGCCTTGAATGTAGATGTGGTTATCATCCAGTATAATTGTGTACGCCTTTCCTACTATCTTGAGAACCTTTGAACCGTCAGGATGGATCTCACTAAATGTTCCCGCCTTATGGTATTCATGTAATCTCTCAGCATTGGGAGTATCATCAATCTCAGTGATATGCCCAGACTTCGATTCATTAACTTTGTTATGTGGATAGACCGCATTGTATGGGGTAATAGGTTCACTCCACGTTGACCCATCAGCTTTTTCGATGTCTACTTCAATACCATCAATTTTTACCTTAACAATGGTAGATCCAATTGACTCATTGCGCGCTAATCTATTTACATCAGACTCACCAATAAAATCTTCTTTGGGATATACACCATCTGGATCATTAAAGCCATATTCTGGATCGGCAACCTCACTAGGTACGCCAACTAATGTGCCAATAATTACTGGGTTTTGTAATTCATCACCTCTAAAATAGGCAATCACCCAAGTACCATTTAGAATTCCTGTAGGAGAATCACCAATACCATTAACCGATGCCGATGTAGTTGGGGATGCAACTACTGACCATGGCAAATCAGCGGTGGGTATTCCATAATCTATTCCATTGGACTTCTTACCAGTGTGAACGGAAAAATACCTTGCTTGAACTCTACCTAATTTTAGTGGATCGTTTATATTTTCAACAACACCTGTGTACATATTATATTTCCTGTTCTGAGTCTTTAATTACTTGTATGTGGGTATACATTGTGCTACGTGAGATTTGATGTCTCAGTGACTTCACAATATATTTACCAGTTAGTTTCGCATTTATCTTCTTATCATTATTCAGTATATCCACAAAGACAACATCACCGGACTTAATAGCAACATTCGCGGGTATAGATATATCAACTACTTTACCATCGGAGCAAAACGAATCAAAATTACGGCTTACTCGCTGTGTTTCCATATCCTTTATCGTAGGGAAAAATGTAAAGTGTTCAGTTGATCGCGCACCATTAATCGGTAATGATGATTTAGGTTTAGGTGGGTATAGCCCATTAACGTTTGTAATCTCTTTTCTATACGTATCTATATTGTGTGATTTACTTGAATACGTTTTGTTTTGTGGATCGACAATGGTTAAATCGATATCATTATACCCATCCACACTGTCAGACCACACACTAAAATGTTTAGTGATAGCATAGCCACCAATGTTATTAAAGTTATATGTTTTATATTGAGACGGTACATTAACCAATTTATGTGTGCTTGGTGAATACTCACCTTGGCGCATATCTTCGAATGATCTCAAATTCCATCCATCAATATTTTCATAGAACATAAAATCAGCTGTACCGTTTAATGCCGATGTGCATTCCGTTAGTAGATAATTGATTGCACTGAATGGGCTTATGAATGGCACAATATAATTTCGAGTGTGTTTAGTTCGTTCTAATAGTAAATTCTCTACCACGCCTAAATTGTCAGTCATTAATCGCCTAATCATTTCATCAACAGTGAGGTTAACAAATGACTTGCTTATGTTGCGCATACTATTATTGTAAATAACCTCACTAACACATTTGAATCCAAGTAATGATGATACGCCGTTGGGTGCATCGACTTCGGTTATATCTATCACTCTAAATGATTTGACATAGTTAGGAAAGTTCTGACCATCTTCATCCTTAGATGTAAATGATATGTTAATAGTCTCACCGCCGTTCAAATCCATCTGTACAATAAAACCGTGTGCATCATATAGTGATAGGTCTAATGTACTAGCACCACCGCGAATATCTTCGAATACATCCATCGATAACATATTTTCAGTTACGTCATACACTTCATCAACATTATTAACGATATTGACATATTCAATTGTATGTGATTGCTCAGTTAAATAATGACCATTACTTATTGACATCGACACTCTCTTTAATCAGTTGTTTCATCATCCTATCATAATTCAGAAAACTACCGGACGTTAGCGATTGTATATTTCTTTTTGACTCATTGATTTGCAATTCATATTCATAGTTAGTTACTGGAATGAAATTACCTACAGCGGCAATACGTTCCTTTCCAGTATCACCCACATCATAATACGTGCCACTATTTTCTGAATCTTCAACTAGGTCATACCACAATTCTTTGGTAGCTACATTCAGATGATGGTGAATTGCTTCAGGATCATCATATCGCCTAACAGCTAATTCCCTAACAGCCGTTTCATTAACCACCCAACCCCAAAATGGATCAGTGACATTATTGGTGAGTAAATACAGCCAAGTCATTTCAGGATTGCCACCGTTGACAAATGCCAACAACTCAGGTCTATCATCACCCGCTATACTCATACTACTGAATATGAAACTGTCTTTTATCTGGTCGCTATAGAATGTCAGTGGGCGAAAAATATCAGCTATGCGCGCACCATCATAATCAACCTTGACGAATTCTTTTAATATCATAAACTGAAACCTCCATTACTGGGCATAATATCTTCTCTTGTCAATGCAATTAGTTCAGTGAATGATAATTCCATTTCCACGTTCACAGGATCACCCGATTTAAACATTATCCAATACTGATCGGGTGTATAGTTTGTTCGAACATTTGTTAGTACAGCGGGACCGAACTTAAATAAATCACGATTAGGTGTCACATACCCAGCTTTGGTATTAGCAAGTCTTTCCTCTAAATACCAGAAGTGAGGGATCTTTAGGAAATCAGACTTCTTTTCTATATCCGCAAATGCCACACTACCAGCCGTTAATGATGCACTGGAAAAACCTCTAAACCGTTTGATTATTTCATGAGTGACCGCGACCTCTTGTAAATTGCTAGGCTTGAATTGGAATGTAAATGTTTGTGTGCGTAATGCAGTACCCTTGTACAGTGTTGTTGCTTTAGGATTCACAACATTACCAGTTGCTTGTTCAAATGCACCACCGGCGGCTTTGTCAAATAGCGCCAGCACGTTCTTTTGTAGTGTACCTAATCCAGATTTAACCAATTCTTCGAGCGCCGCGCCAGCACCGTCAATACCTTTACCGTTGTCATTGTAACCCTTTACAGTTGCATCAACTGCATCGGTAATATTCTTAGCCCAAGATAATGCAGTGTCATTATATTCGTGTGCAGTGTTTACCAATAGATTTGGCATATACATATGGATAATTGAATCTGTTTTTTCACCATCAAATTGCTTTGCTAGTGATTCAGTTTTAAATCGCTTCCAGCTATCAGATACGGTTTTAGCATTTGATTTGCCACGCCCAGCTTGCCCATCCTTTTCGCCTTGCATTTCAAAATACGAGAAAGGTTGAACAGCATAAAACGATAAGAATGTTGAATTACTTCTTGACGTTTCCACATCTTGAGGGTAACTTACAGCGGTCTTATGGTCATTATCAGTTTTGTCCCAAATCTTACGTTCATTATCAGATGGGGTAGGTTCTACATTGGGTAACATTTACATTCCTCGATTTATATAAATTATTTATATACTTTATATTTTGAATAGTATAAGATGAATAACATATTTAGTAATATGAATAATATGATAGGTAGATTATGAATACAGTACAGCAAGATAAAGTTAAGTTCTATAAAGGCAATCAGCTTGTGGTCAAGGCTGGGGCTGGAACTGGTAAGACCCACACACTTGTCGAGTATGCTAAGGAAAACCCGAAGCTGAAGATGTTATTCATGGCATATAATAAACCTATTAGGGACGATGCCGCTGGAAAATTTCCAAGCAATGTTGAATGTAGAACAACTCACTCATTAGCATATGCGCAATTTGGTAGAGATCTATCTGATAAGTTGGCATCCAATATCCGATTAACCCATATTAAGAATCTATGCGGTTGTGGATGGGGTGAAGTTCAGATGGTTAAAGCCGCATTCGAAAAGTTTCTATGCTCTAAGGATATATATCTTACCAAGGATCACGTTTCATTAAGCTGTGTAAGCAACCGTGTGGCACAAATAGTTATATATGCTAATATGGTATGGGATGAGTCAACTAACCTCGACAGTGACTTCCCCGCTACGCACGATGTGTACTTAAAGTTGTATCATCTATCAGAACCAGATCTTAGCAAGAAATATCAGGTTATCTTGTTTGATGAATGCCAAGATGCAAATGATTTGCAAGCGGATATCGTATTGAATCAAAAATGTACTAAGATAT